AAAATGTGGGATATGATTGAATCAGGTACTAAAGCTCAACAGAAAGAATATTTACAGAAGATGTTAGATTATAACATTGGTGATATTGTATCTACTGAAGCTATGTATGTTAAGTTACGTAAGTATATGGGTCATAAAGTACATTTCGGTGTATTAAATGGATTACCTAAATACTCTAGTCCATCAGATGGTTCTACTAATTTAACTTTACTAAAAACTCAAACAACTGCTGCTGGAACTATACAACATGTTATGGTTTCTAATACAGATGGAGTTCAATTTAAATTATCAAATAGAGAATATTTAAATTACCTTAGTAACGAAATGTAATAATAACAATAATAAGGGGATGTAAAAGTCCCCTTTTAATACTTTAAAATATGAAATACAATACAGCATCATACAAATGCAATGAAACTAATACAATAATAGGTTATTCTACTAAGAAAGAATTACCTGAATCTTTAGTAAGAACTATCGATGATCAAACAATAACTTTATGGAAGCAATAGTAATAATATTAATGGTTATGTGTATATTTTGCACTAACATAAAATTAGATAAATAATGGCAAACGGATTTAAATTTGATAAGAAACATACCAACGCTCAGAGAATGGGCAGAATGGAAAAAGTAATGAGTCAACTATATGTAGCTATGGTAGATTTAAACGCAAGAGTAACAGCCTTAGATGGCGGTAAACCCAAACAGGATGAAGAAACCAAATAGACATAATTTCGGACTAGTATTACTAGCAAGTCTAGTATGTATACAAATGAGTATTAACTTAATTCTAATATAATATGAGTGATTCAATAACTAAATATTACGAATCTAATCCTTATGGAGATATAAGATTAGAGAAAGATGTTACTAAAAATGTAGCACAACAGAGAAAAGATACTCCAGTATTTTCTGGTGTATTAAATTATTTCCCTGATGCTTTAAGAGAAGTAGCTAGATGTTCTAAAATAGGTAATGAGCAACATTCACCAGGACAACCATTACATTGGGACAGGTCTAAGAGTGGAGATGAATTAGACGCTTTAACAAGACATTTACTAGAAGCTGGTACAATCGATACAGATGGTGTTAGACATTCAGCGAAAATAGCGTGGAGAAGTTTAGCGAACCTACAGAAAGAAATAGAAAGGGAGAGAGATGGACTTAAGTAATTATACAGTAAGTGAAAATGCTGATGTATACTCTAATCTAAAAGGCAGGTTATTAAAACCTACTGTAAGTTCTAAAGGTTACATGGTGTTAACTATAAACAATAAGACTGCATACCTTCATCAATTAGTAGCTTTAAGCTATTTAGATGCTGATTACAAGTCTAAAGGATTAGTTGTGGACCATATAGATAGAAACCCTCTTAACAATAGCTTAGATAATCTAAGACTAATAAGTAAATCGGAGAACTTAAAGAACTCTGACTACTTTGAAAATAGAAAGAAAGGTTATGTTGGTTTAAGGAACAATAGATATAGAGCTATAATTACTGTAGATGGTGTTAAGTATAGTAAAACATTTGATACCAGAAAAGAAGCAGAAGAATATAATAATTTAAAACAATAATAATATGTATATATTAATAGATGCTGATACAATGATATTCGCAAGTGCAGTAACTTCTGATACGTTAGAAGAAGCTCAAGATAAGTTCAGGTGGTCATACAGACATTTGATGAATGATTTAATGAATAGTTGTGAGCCAGATGGTGTTTATATCTTTTCAGGTTCTAGAGGTAACTTCAGGAAATTAATTACACCAGTATACAAAGCTAATAGAAAGAAGCAAGAACTTCCTGAGCATTTGTTCGCATTACATAATCATGTTAAGACAGAATATAAGTCTATAGTTGGTTATGGTGTTGAAACAGATGATATGATTGCTTCTTACTGGTATAGAGCTAAAGAAAAAGTAGGTAGAGATAAAGTAATGATAGTTGCAGTTGATAAAGATTATTTACAATTCCCTTGTTTATATTACAACTACAAGAAGAAAGAATTATTAGATATTACAGAAGAAGAAGCTTTATATAACTTTTACGAGCAAATGATAGCTGGTGATACTGCTGATAATGTTAATTACTTTAAAGGTAAAGGCAAGTCTTTTGCTAAGAAGTATTTTGCTGAATGTAATTCACCTTACTCTTATACTAAAAAGATGTACCAATTATTCAAAGATGAATACAGAGGTAAAGCTAAACAGAGATATATAGAATGTTATAATTTACTAAAACTTAGAACGGATGCATAAAATAAACGACACAACAATATATAATATAGATAGATTAGACAATCTACAATTTGCAGAATTTTACTTTGAAGAATATCCTAAATTCGAATCTACTATCATAGTAGGAGCTACTTACGATGGTTATGAAATGGATATAGAACAATTAGAAGAACTTAATGCTGATAAGTACTTACTTATGACATTATGTTTAAATTACATAACACAATTAAATACATAATTATGTTTGAAAAAGAATATTTATTAAACAAAACGACCAGAGATTATTACTTAATGACTATTTGTGATTTAGAAGACGGTAATGAAGTTACTATGCTGGAGCAAGCTTGTCAAGATATGTTTGATGATGGTGAATACGCTATGGCTATAGGTATATGGTGGGCGATACAAGAATTCGAAAGTAGAACATATTTTAATACATTAATAAATGGCAAAAGCAAAGAAGAAGAGTAAAAAAGAGTTATATACTGTTGATTGGAGTGTTTATCAGAGAAATTTAAGATTCTGCTTCAGTAAAGGATATAGAATATATCCAGTAACTAAAAACAATTTACAATATAAGATTGCAATAGAATTAGGCGTTAAAAAAGCTATTCTCAGTACTGAATGGGAGAAGAAGTATGTTACATACGCTATATCAGATGCTTATAAAATGATTTACGATAAACACAAGACGGAACAAAAATAGAGTTTCTGCGTTATTATATATAACACAATTAATTAATTATGGCAAGAGCAAAAAGAAATAATAGTACAGAGATAACAAAGACTGATGGTAGAAAAAATAACTCTAGATTAGCTCCTAAACCTCTAAGTACTAAAGATAAATTATTACCAGCTAAAAGCAATAAAGCAAAGAAAGAAAGAATATCTTCCTATGCAGTTTCAGCTATGAAAAAAGTATTTGGTTCTGAAGAAGAAGCATTTGAAAACTTAGCTAGATTAGGTAAAGATAACTTTAATCAAATGAAGTTATTATTAGAGTATGCTTACGGTAAGCCTAGTGATAGTATAAATGAAAAAGGTACTGTAAATAAGATACAAGCACCTGTAATAAACTTCTTTAATCCTACTACAGAAGATAAAGAAGATGTAATAGATATAACGAATGACTAATATACAATTAAATCCAAAATACATACCATTATTCCAATCTCCAGACAGATACTTTGTTGTTACTGGTGGTAGGGGTTCTGGTAAATCATTTGGTATTTCATTATTCTTATTGAATCTTACTTATGAAAAAGGTCACAAGGTGTTGTTTAGCAGATATACATTAATGTCTGCTCAAACTTCTATTATACCTGAATTTATAGAGAAAATTGATTTAATGGATAAGAATAGTGATTTTCGTATTACTAAAGACGAGATAATTAACTTAACTACAGGTAGTTCTATTATGTTTAAAGGTATTAGAACCTCATCTGGTAACCAGACCGCTGCACTTAAATCCTTAAATGGTGTAACTACATTTGTATTAGATGAAGCTGAAGAGTTGATTAATGAGGATGATTTTAATAAAATTGATTTTTCTATTAGATCTCAACTTAAACAAAATAGATGTATATTAGTATTGAATCCAGCTACTAAAGAACATTGGATATACCAAAGATTCTTTCAGTTTAGAAATATTGAAGGTGGTTTTAATGGTAGAAAAGAAGATACTACATATATACATACTGATTATAGAGATAATCAAAAGAACTTATCTGAATCTTTTTTAGGTCAATTATTAGAAATGAAGAAGAGAAACCCTCAGAAATTTGAGCATCAAATACTTGGTGGTTGGTTAGCAAAAGCTGAAGGTACTATAATTAGAAATTGGAAAGTTGGTGACTTTGTTAAAACTGAATCTATATGTTTTGGTATGGATTACGGTTTTTCTAATGATAAAAATACATTAGTAGAAGTTTCTGTTGATAAAGAAAATAGAAAAATGTATGTAAGAGAAGTATTCGGTAAAACCAATATGTCGACTTCAGAGATAGGTTTTAAATGCAAACAAAGTTGTGGAACAGATTTAATAATTTGTGATAACTCTGAGCCCCGTTTAACAAATGAGTTAAAAAATACAGGATTAAATATTAGACCTACTATTAAAAAGAAAGGTAGTATATTATCTGGTATTGCTTTAATGCAAGATTATCAAATGGTTGTAGACAGTAAGTCTAACGGAATAATTAGAGAGCTTAACAATTACGTATGGCACGAGAAAGGTCTTAAGCCTATAGATAAATGGAATCACTATATAGATGCAATTAGATATGCATTACAATATCTGGTTCAAGGTCAGATGTCTGGTAGATATGTGATTAGATAACATAGATAAATAAATAATTTCCTCTATCCTTAATTGGATAGGGGATTTTTTTTTGTTTAATATGAGGGTTGAGATGTTTAACATGGGGGTCATGATAATTATTACGGATGTTTAATATGGGGGTGGTGGTTTGTACGGATGTTTAATATGGGGGTTACACCAAACACCCTATTTCTAAAAAATGTGTTACAATTTGGACATAAATTATGCATTATCGATTTTAAGCCATTTTAAGAGCTTTAAACCAATTCAAATGTATTCCACTATCAAAAGATTTAGATAATAGAAATTAACCCCATTACAAAAAGCGTTTTTTTGCTGGGTACGTAAAATTAGGGTATAAAATAGCCTTGTGGCTAATTATTCCGTTTTGCAAACATAGTAAAAATATATTGAACCACCAAATTAATTTATTATTTATAATCATTCTAAATTACTATAAAAGTTTGCATATATTGTAAATGTGTTGTATATTTGTGTAATAATAATATAAATATATAAAACTATGAACATTTTTCACTTAAACGAATGCCCTGAATTATCAGTTAAACCAATGTATAATAAACACGTGGTAAAAATGATATTAGAAACTGCGCAACTTTTATGCACTGCACACCATATATATGACAATGGTGACAATGTGCCTTACAAAATGACTCACAAAAACCACCCTTCTACAATTTGGGCTAGAGAAAATACTGCTAATTATAATTGGCTTTATTGTCATTTCATCGCCTTATGTGATGAATATACAAAACGATATAATAAGACTCATTTAACATTTACAAAATGTGCTGATGTTTTATTTAACCCACCTTCAAAAATGCCAGTTAGTAAGATATTAACTCCATTCGCTCAGTGTATGCCAGACATTCATAAAGTTAAAAACGATCCTGTAAAAGCTTATAGAAATTATTATTTAGCTGAAAAGCATACCGTAGCTAATAATAATGAAAAAAAACTCACTAATATATTTGGTTATTCAATATAATTACTTATCTTTACAATATAATTAAAAACAACACTATGAAAAACACAATAAAAACAACATTCAGAAACTTAGTATTATTTACATTCCTTTTAACTTTATGTAATTATATAAATGCTCAACGTTTAATCGATACAAATGAGAAGTTTGATTTCTATATTGAAAACGGTAAGGGCAAAAACGATTGTACAGTAAGAGCGTACGCTATTATTGAAAATATAAAATATAATAAATCTTATGAGACTATGAAAAATTTAGGTCGAAAAGATAATGAAGGGTTTGACATTCGTTTACTACTTCAACACTTACAAAATACAAATAGATTTGTAGGGATGACAAAAAACATTGAAGATAAAAAATTAAATATAAGAACGTTAATAAATAAAAAAGTACTAGATTCTAAATATAATTATTTAGTATTTTCTAAAAGTCATGTTTTTGCAGTTGTTCACGATGGTAAAAGATTTGTTACTTATGGGAATTACAATGATTTAGATACTACAATTATTTCATTAATTTATGTAAATAAATACAAAATAAATTAGGATAATAAATAAATAATACTTATCTTTGAGTATAAATAATAATATAAAATAAAAACTATGTCACACAATCACAAAATTACAATCAATCAGGTATTAATAAACAAAATTAATGCTAAACAAGACTTTTCACATTCAATCAATGACAATTCAAGGCGTTATATTGTAGGGATGAAAAACCTATTTACTGGTAAAAATCCATCTTTACGATATGAAAATATATATAATGATGTACTAAACCTTGATAAATCTTTTGATATTCTTGGGGGTTGGACTGACCCAGATACAAATATATATTATGTAGATTTATGTAATAGTTATAATTGTGTATTTGATGCAATGAACCAAGCTAGAGCAAACAACGAAATTGCTATATTTGACAGTAAAGAAAATAAAGTGATTAATTTATTAAAATAGTTGCGTATATTATAAAAAAGTATTATATTTACATAACGAAACAAAATAACAATTAAAAACAGTAAAATGAAATTAAGTAAAAGACAATTAAACGAATCAATTAAAATGAGCTCATTAACTAAAGGAGCAAGAAGATTTAATTCTGCTAAATTTGAAACATTAAACAGAAAAAAACAAAGAAAAAACAAATATAATTTGGTAAGTATATAAATAAGTCGTATATTTACATAGTAAAACAAAAACAATAATAAACAATTAAAAAACAAAACAATGAGAAAATTAACAAACAACTTTAAAAAACAAGATACAGCTACAAAAATAGGATTAACTATTGTAACGTCTATCATTATACCAATGCTTATAACAGTAGTTGTAAATATAGATCCAACAAACTTATTTTAATATAAATAAACTAAAAACATAAAACAATGATAACAAAATTTAACAAATACAAACAAAACTTAACTAGGGTTAATGATGACATTTACTCTTACAGTACAAAAGTAGCTGAAATTGATTATCCAAATTTAAATCAACTGGGTTACTGGAGTGTAACAACTCAAAAACATATCAATTATGTTGCAAATGAATTAAATTTAAACCTAATAAAATAATAATTATGAGAAATAAAACATTTAAAACAAGTACAGATAAATTAAAATACATGTTAAAAAATAACTTAAACCCTATTACAGGCTTTAAAACAGATTTAATAAAAGAAGAAGAAAACAACTAAAAAACTAAAAACAATGAGAAAATATATAGCTGATAAATACCAAATATTAACAGATTCACAAAAGTGGGAAAATATAACTAAAAAGAAAGCCAGAGCATTAATAAAATCTGGAGATTACAAAACACTTGATTTGTTCGACAATGATTTGAATTTTATTGCTGAGGGATTATTTTACAGCCCACAAGTTAAGAAGGTTGAAAAGTTCGAAGACTTAGAAGAAGGATTAAATAAATTAATGAATAAATATAATTAATATGACTCAAGCAGAAATAATAAAATTTACCGATAGACTGGTAAGTATGAAAAACGAAAATACAATATTAAAAAAACAAGTTGAAAGACTAGAGAGAGAAAAAGAGCAATTATCTAGAATTATTATAAATAGTAAATAATTAGTAAATAATTTTGTAAGTTTATAAATAAGTTGTATATTTACATATCGGAAATGGTCTACAGGCGATGAAATGATACTTCAGCCATTAAAGATAAAAAAAGTAAAAATAAATAAAATAAATTTGGTAGATATATAAAAAAGTGTTATATTTACATAGTAAAACAAAAACAACTTTAAAAACAACATTATGAAAAATTTAGTAAACACATTAAAAAACAACGATTCAACAACAAACACAGGATTAATTATTGTAAGTTTGTTCATCATTCCAATGCTTATAACAATAGCTTCGAATATTAACCCTGACAACTTATTCTAATAATGAAACTGATACTTATAATAGGTTTATTGATTACAAGTATTGTAATAATAGCAAACCAAAAGACATATCAAAAGAATAGAAAACAAGACAACAACTAAAAATAATAAAATTATGTTCTACAAAGAAATAAAGAAACTAAAGAAATCAGAATTACAGGAATTATTAGCAACAACATTACAACAAAAAGCAACATTAGAAAGAGCTTCTGCTTCAAATATAGCTGATTTAAATGAAAAATATTCACAACTCAATAAATTAAGAAATGAATTAGCCGAAGGCTCGACACCAAAAAATATATATATTCACGAAATAGAAACTATTTTTGCTGATTCAGGAGAGTTACATTTGGTAGCAGATGATAATAAAAACATAGTATTCAACTGCTCTAATCTAGTACAAGATTTAGCTACTATTAATGATATAGTAATAAAAGAAGCTAAAAAAGAATTATCTAATAATATCCAACAAATAAAACAATTAACTAAAGATATATAATATTATGAGTAAAACAAAAGCACAATTACAACAAGAAATAAAAGATCTTAAACTAGAGTTATGCACTATTAAAGACGTATCTATATCAGTAAATGACAAACAGAATGAAGTTGTTAAAGACTTATATAATAAGATACAAGGATACAAGGAAGCACTAACAAGGCTTAAAAATATAGTAGCACATAAAGAGGACACTATAACATTAAGAGATATTACTATCACTAGATTAAAATTAGAAGTATCTAAATTAGAAGAAAGAGAGAATAACAGTATAAGGAGAAGAGCTTATAATAAATGGGCTGAAGAGGTATGCAATGAAAACATATTGAACATTAATACATCATCATCGATATAAGACACATAAGGGCATAAAACCCCACACACATACATAAACACACAAGTATAGAGATAAGACTATATAGAGCATTAAATACGCTTTATATGGTCTTTTTTTTGTTCTATATTTAACCATACTATTATATGGACTTATTTTCTATATGTTTAATAGTCAGTATTAAGATATGTTAGTGAATTAGTCCCAATCCTTAATTTAAGCCCTATTACAGAGCTATACAGAGACTATCTCTTATACATGGTAGTATATACTATATATATTAACTGTGTCGCTAACGCTCTTATATATTGATATATGTATTGTGTCATATTGACATAGTGAATTTAGTATATATGTCATATTGACGTAATATGAAGGTTGGATAGGGGTAGTATCTAATGCTTAAGAATTCATACATAAATGTTTAATATGATAGTTACCTCATCTGTTTAATATGAGGGTTGTTTAATATGAGGGTTTATGTATATCTGTTTAATATGAGGGTTTGTTTATGTAAATAGTGAAATATCTTTTTACTTTAAATTGATTATCTAAATTTGAAAATATAATTTGAAACATTTAGCTAATAATTAATTTATAAATATATGCTTACAATTAAAAGAATGGGAAAAGCTGCGAACCTCATGGTTCTTGACCCCTCCTAAATATAATGTTGAATTTAATTAATCAGTACTAATGATTTGGTTAGTTAGTAGAGCTGAGCCCTATGCTCGACAGTTTGAATGATAGATGGGGTTATACGAAATTCAAAGGTGAAGTCTATCGCAATTACTGTAGAGTCTTATTTTACCTTATCCAAGCATCGTCCTTCTTTTTTAGGTTATGCAAGTATCACCGTATTAGGAACGGTCCACAGTATGTGTATAATATAATAACGCAATAGTAGCTGTTTTGTTCCACCAAATACGTAATTAATTAATATTTATTTTGAATAGACAGAACAGAATGACTGTTTCTGCGTTATTATATATATAACAATATTAATATAAATATGATAAAAGAATTTAATATTGATGTACCAATGTCTTTGGCTGGTATATCATTAAGTACATATCAAAAGTGGAATAAAATATCAGAAAAGAATCCTGATGCTGATGATAACTTTACTAAAGTAAAACTATTACAAACATTTTGTAATCTTAGTATTGAAGATACATATGATATTCCTCTAAACAACTTTGACGAAGTCATAACTCACCTTTCTAACTTATTAGATTTTAATGGGGAATTAATTCCTACGTTTACAATCGAAGGAGCTGATGGTGTTGATGTAGATTTTGGTTTCATACCAGACCTAGATAAAATGACATTTGGAGAATGGATTGATTTAGATACTTATATTAATGACTGGGAACAAATGCATAAAGCTATGGCTGTATTGTTTAGACCAGTAACATTAGGATTAGGTAAGAATTATAATATTGAGAAATATGAAGGTTCAAGTAAATATTCAGAGGTAATGAAAGATATGCCTTTAGATGTTGTACTTGGAGCTATGGTTTTTTTTTATCGTTTAGAGAACAAATTAGCAATAGCTACGACAAACTATTCGGTGGAAATAATGGAGAAGGAGCTGGAAGTTCTATCCAAGCAAATTTCGGAGCTAGATGGGGATGGTATCAAAGCCTTTACACTCTCGCTCAAGGTAATCCAAGCAAAATCGATGAAAGCTCTACTCTCCCACTACACACAGCAATGATGTATTTAGAGTATGAATTAGATAAGAATAAATTAGAAGTTGCATTAATAAAGCGTGCACATAATAAAAATAAATAATAAGATAATGACTAATAATTTTTACAATATAATAGATAAGATGAATGAGTTCTTATTAAGAGGACCATTTACGAACACAGTTACATTTGGAGATATATCTGATGTTGATTTATCTAAGAAGACTATATTTCCTTTAGCACACATAAACGTGGATAACGTAGCTATAACAGGTCCTACAGTAGTGTTTACTGTTAACTTGTTAGTTATGGACGTAGTTGATTTTAATAATAATGAGGAAGATGCTGATGATATATTATTTGGTAATGATAATACACAAGATATCCTAAACACACAACTAAGTGTTCTACAAAGATTAGCTGCTGAGCTAATGAGAGGTGAATTAGTAGATTCTAGGTTAAGCTTATTAGATGAAGAATTAAACGCTCAACCTTTTAAGGATAGGTTTAAAAATGTATTAGCTGGTTACGCTTCAACTATCCAGTTTGAAGTACCTAATACTTCATCACTAACCAACTCTAATGGAGACAGCTGTTAAGAAAGGAGAAAAACTACCTAACTTAGAAAAAGCATTACGTATGGTTGGGTCTTACTATGTTGAAGAAGTAAGAACACAACTTAAAGCAGACGGTACAGATGTTACAGGAAAGCTGTCTAAAAGTATAGGTTATGAGCTAGTTAATGGTTCTATTGATATAGTTAATACTATGTATGGTAAAGCTATTGACGAGGGTTCTAGTCCAGCTAAATCTGGTTTCGATAAGGTATCTAAACAATATATAGATAACATTATTGAATGGGCTTCAGCTAAAGGCATTAGACCACGAAGTGGATCTATGCGAAAAATGGCTAACGCCATTGCAAGAAGCATTAAAAAACGTGGTATCATTAAGCGTTTCAATTACTCCGGTTCTAATGTCTTTGACCGAGTGTATAAAAAATTAGAAGATAGAATAGGTGCTGACATTATGAAAGCATACACAACTGATATAGAAAACAAATTAAAAAGAATGTAAATTATGAGTACAATACTAAGTAAATCACCTTACCATATAAACGTAAGTGAAACAGATTTAATATATGCTGAGGTAGATATATATGTATATACTGGAGAACAAACAGTAGATAGATTCGCAACTCCTAACTATACTTTAAAAAGTACAGCTATTAATGGTTCATTAACATTTGATATAGGTTCATTAGTAAATGATGCTATACAATATCCAGCAGATAGTTCTTATAGAACTGATGGAGCTTGGTTAGATTATGAAATAAGAAAATATACTGATGATGGTACTGGGCCTGTATTAGCTACAGATGCTATAGTATCTAAATACTGTGTAGATGGTTACTCTTACTTTTCTGAAGGAGCTAACTTTGAATCAGAAAAAGCACTATGCTTATCATCTTCTTATTTATATGCTCCAAGTGGAGAAGCTGTTAGATTCCCTATAAACAGAAGAGAGGGAGTTACATATAAAGAATTTAGAAATGGTAATACAGATGACGCTAATCCTGATGTAGAAGTTACTTTAACCTCTACTGCTTTTAGTGGACAACAAGTTCAATATACTAACACCTTTAATAATACTGTTGATAGAGTACAGATATGTAGAGCTGATAATAGTTATGATGAAGTAAGGATTGTAAGATTAGATGAATGTAAGTATGAGCCTATCAAACTAAAGTTTGTTAATAGATTTGGATGTATGGAAGATTTATGGTTCTTTAAAATAAGTAAATTAAAAACTAAAGTAACTAGTAAGGAATATCAGAATAATCAAATATTATCTAACGGTACTTACAATATACATGAACACCAATTTAGAAGATTCAATAGTCAAGCTAAAGAAAGCCTTACTATCAATTCTGGATTTGTACACGAGTCAATGAATGAAGCTTTTACTCAATTATTAATGAGTAGTAAAGTATGGATTGAATATGATAATCAAACACTACCTGTAAATATAAGTAGTAAAGAATTACAACACAAGACTAGTTTAAACGATAAGTTAATACAATATACATTAAATGTTGATTTTGCATTTAATAAAATAAATACAATAAGATAAATGAAAAGACAAGTAGAATTATATATCAGTACTGGTGACTCAGGTCAATATACTCGTGCTGATATGTTCGACTTTGAAGATATCAATTACACAACTAGAATAAAAGATATTAGAGATATAGCTAAAGTATTGACTGATTATAGTCATTCATTTACTTTACCAGCTTCTTCTGTTAATAATAGACTATTCGGTCACTT